TGAGTCATTAGCAAGACAAGCCGCTGCGCAGCGTTTGCAGTCCAAAATGCGAGGGGGCGTTTCTCCTACTGATGTATCTGCACAAACTCGTATATACGATCAAGCTAGGCAGCGCATTACGGCAGAGCAACAGCGTTTGCAAGCAGACTTTCAACGCGCAGAAAGTGATGCAAATAGTGCGGCGCAACAAATCATGGGATCGGCTGAGCAACAAGTTGGCAGGTTACAAAGTCAGTTTGAACGAGCCATGATGAAGCTAGAAGAAACTCAGCGTGAAAGGTCTGGGTTAGCTATTCTTAATGCAAAAAATGAAGCAGACCGTATTCTTGCTCAAGCATCTCAAGATGATCCAGTTATTAGGCGAAATGCTCAGCAGCAGGCTGACAATATTCTTAGGCAGGGCCAGCAAGAAGCTGAACGTATTCTTACCGAAGCTAGTCAGCGTGCAACAAGGCTTCGTGAAGTTGCGGGAAGGGCTAGGCAGACTGGCGAGCGCCGTTTGACTGAGGCAAGAGGTAGGCTTGGAACAATAGGTCAACCGGCGAATATTGCCGACATTGGCGCAAGCGCTAGAAATCTTATTGATGATCGTCTGCAAGGGCTTCGTGCGCAAAGGCAGACTGCAGCAGATGCGAATATGAGCGGTGCATTTGCAGAAGCCGAGACTAAAGAAAAGGCTGGGTCGCGTATTAAACAAACGCAAGCCTTTAATGCTGGCGTAGAGCAGATTAACGACATCTTGCGTAACCCAGACACTAAGATGTCTAACGTCAATCTTCCTCAGATTAGAGATCAACTTAATCGAGTCAAGAGCGCGATCACTGGTCGTACGGTTGCAGAAGACGGTTCGGTTATTGATCGTGATGTTAGTTTTAGGTCTCTTGAATATTTACGAAGATTTCTTGGTGATCGTGCTGCTGGGCTTCCAGCCGAAGGTTTTGATGCAATCGGTCAGCAACAAGCAGGAAAGCTCAAAGCTATTGTCGAAAACATTCAGCGTGAATTTGTTCCTAGTTTTGGTAAAGCGCTTGATCAATACCGCATCGATAGTGAACCAATAAGTCAGTTTAAGAGCAGGTTTGGTAAATCCTTGACCGGCAGAGAAGACTTTGATTTTAGTAAATTCACTACATTTGCCTCTGATCTTCCAGCGCAAATATTTAAGACTAGAGATACGGTTGATGAAGCTATAGGGCTAGCTGGTGGTAATGCAGCGCCCATTGAACAACTTGCTCGGCAATATGTCGCTGATCAAATTCAACAAAAGGGCGGTAAACAAATAGCAGACTTTGCTTTTGCAAACCGTAGTTGGCTGGAACGATTTCCTCAGTTGCGGCAAGACATTGATACATTTGTTTCAAGTCTTGGAACGGCAGAATCTGTAGCTAGTCGCAGGCAAAAACTAGCGCAAGCATTGCGTACAGAAATGACTGCATTGCCATCTACTGCTCAAACAAAAGCAACAGGTATACAAACCAAAGCTGCAGCCGAAGCCGCTCGCGTTGAAAGAAAAGGCGAAGAAGAGGCAAGAAAAGCTATGGCAGGCGCAGAAAAATTAGCTGGTCAACGCGTAACCGCTGGTGAAACTGAAGCCCAGAAACTTGCTCAAGCACTTGAATCACAAAGAACCGCAAGCGCATCAGAGGTTGCGAAACAACGAGCCGGAATTATGTCTGAAGCAGAAGCTAGGGCAAAAGCGCTTATGCCAGAAGCCGTTGCAACACCAGAAGAGGCGGTTCGTAAAGTTCTTGGAAGCAACAATCCTGCTCAAACAATTGAGAATATTCTTACTGGCAGCAAATCTATTGAAGAAACACGAAGGCTTGCTTCTTATTTAGGAACTGATAGAAGAACAAAACAAGATTTCTTAAACGCTTTAGAAATGTCGTTGTCTCGCGTTGATCCAGCAAGAATTAATGAAGTGTTTGAACGGAATGTCGTTCCAGCTCTTGAAGGTTCAGCGCTTGTAAATGCTCAGCAGTTAAATCAGTTGCGAAAGCAGGTCCAAGTTATTAATCGTGTTGTTGACCCAGATCGCCGCGTTGAAGCAGCCACTCGTTTGGTTCGTTCAATTGTTGCTGGGAGCGCTGGAGCTTTATCGGCTCAGCCCGGTAGCAGTCAAAAGACGATCTCAACTAACATTGGTGAGATGGTGCGCAAATTCAAAGATACTGGCAAGATTGGTACCAGTCGCCCTGGCAGTAAACGTGCAGCAGTCAAGCAGGCTGCGGCAATAGCCTTATCCACAGCTCGCAAAACGAAGAGAGGTATGCGATGAACTACGATGCAATGATGAAAGCAGAAGGCAATAAAGAGATGATGAAGCGCCAGGAAGCACAGGCTGCTGAGGCTGGTCGCAATGAAGTAGCAGGCTCTGAGTCTGCACAGCGTGCGCTTGGCCGTGTTCCAGCACAGAAGATGCCTGAGCGTCAGCCCAAGCGTCGAATGACTCGATGAGGAAAAAGCAAGCGGGTATTAACCCAGCGCTAGAAGAAGCGATCAGTAAGTTACTAGCAGAGGTCATGGCTGACCCGCAGGCTTCGATGGTTGATAAGACGCGAGTGATTGACCGAGCACTGAAGTTAGAAGCGATTCGGTTGAAGGCAGACGATGCAGCATGGGGAAGTGGTTTTATGAACCATGATGAAGATGAAGAGAGTTAAGGTAATATCTGCGAACCTTAACTAACCATGGGGCTGAACATGGACTCGACATTTTTGAAGGTAGTACGGATTGCATTGAAGATTGTCACGGCTAGAATCTTGACGATCTTCTCGCTAGCGATGACATTTGCTCTTGCATGTTGGACAATGTGGGGGCCGAACTACGAGCGCATTGCAACGCTCAGTATCTTTGCGGTTGCGGTGTTTTTACCCTCCTTGATCAAGGAAACAAAACATGATCAGCATGATGAAAGTAGTGAGCAAACAAGTTCTAGTTAAACCTGTTGCTGCCAAGCCTAAGCAAGTCACTCCTAACTTCCAGCCTAAGTTCACCAATGGCGCTCCATGCTATGGCACGATGACTGCGGCAGAGCAGTGGGGGACTAAGCGTGGCAAGTAATATCGCCTTTCAGGCAACGGGTGCTTCTGTTCTATTAACCGCTGCTGCAACATCCTCGAATGTGCAAGTAACGGTTGATACGCCAGCCCAGCAATACGCCATTACAAACACTGGAGAAAATGCTGTTGCCATTGCCTTTGGCAGAGATAACACGGTAGCAGCGGCCTTTCCTACTTCTGGCACTGCACAGGATGTGCATGTGATTCCTGCTGGTACACGAGTTGTTCTTACGGGCATTCAATGTTCTGCAAGCAATGTCGTTTATGTTGCAGGCATTGCAGCGTCTAGCACTTGCCTTTGCTACATTTGTCCTGGAGAGGGTTTGTCGTAAATGGAAATCTCGCTTTCAGTCGTCTTGCAAGCCCTGATTGGCGCAGGTGCTGGCGCTCTTGGTGCTTACATTGCTATTCGATCTGACTTAGCAGATTTGAAAGCAAGAGTTGAAATACTGCATGACGCAACCAACAAGGCACATTCGCGCATCGACCAGTTGTTTAGCAAGTAATGTTTGAGTTACTTGGCGGCGGTCTTCTAGGTTCTATCTTTGGTGGTCTATTCAGACTAGCACCAGAGATATTGAAGTATCTCGACAAGAAAAACGAACGCAGCCATGAGTTGAATATGTTTCAACTACAGACTGATCTTGAGAAAGTCAAAGGTCAGTTTCGTATGGAAGAAAAGTATGTTGATTACTCTGTTCAGCAACTGGATACGATTAAAGCTGCCTTTGAGGAACAAGCTCAGACAGCTAAAGAAGCAGGTAAGGTGGTGGCTGCTATTTCAGCTCTGGTTCGCCCTGGCATCACCTGGTCACTGTTCTTTATGTATGCAGCAGTCAAAGCGTCTACGATGGTATTGGCGTTTCAAACACAAGCGCCTTGGCATGAAGTTATTCTGAAGTGCTGGGATGAAGATGACTTCGCACTTTTCAACATGTGCGTGTCATTCTGGTTTGTTGGTCGCAGCATCGAAAAATATCAGAAGTGAATGAAGGCATTAAGCTCTCGGTTGATGTGCTCATTAAACCGTTCGAGGGCTATGCTCGCAGACTTCCCAATGGGGATTGTGTTGCTTATCCTGACCCCGCTACTGGTGCTGACCCTTGGACTATTGGCTATGGTTCTACTGGTAGTGGGATTGGCCCAGGCACTATGTGGTCAAAAGATCAGGCCGAGCAACGTCTTCAGGAGCATGTCAAACACTTCAGTCAAGGACTGATAAGGCTCTCACCCAAACTCTTGCAAGCCTCGCCTCGACGCTTTGCAGCAGTGCTATCTTGGGCTTATAACTGTGGTTTAGGTAACTACCGCATCAGTACCTTTAAGAAGCGTGTAGACGCAGGCGATTGGGAAGGTGCTGCCAGTGAGTGCTTGAAATGGAATAAAGCTGCTGGTAGGGTGTTACCAGGGCTAACAAGACGCAGGCAAGCAGAATCGATGCTGATGAGGTAATCATGGCAAACCCAATCTCAAAGACCACCAGAGGCAAAGGCAGGCACTTCCAGTCTGTGTCAGAAGGTGGTGGCATGACAGAAGCCGGTAGGAAGGCTTATAACCGTGCTACAGGCTCTAATCTGCAAGCACCTGCACCTAACCCTCGTACGCCTAAAGAACGTGCCAGGAAGAAGAGTTTCTGTGCAAGGTCACAATCATGGTCTGGCCCAAGAGGCAAGGCTGCTAGACGACGTTGGAGGTGTTAAATGAAACCAGGTCTATACGCAAACATTGCAGCCAAGCGAGCAAGGATTGCTGCTGGTAGTGGCGAGCGCATGAGGAAGGTTGGTAGTAAAGGCGCTCCCACCGCCAAAAATTTTCGAGAAGCTGCCAAGACTGCCAAAAGAAAACCCCGTCGCTAGGACGGGGAAAGGCTCGTCGGGAAGCCACTTGAGGGGTTGAGGCTGTCTGATAACGCCTGCCTCCGGCGTAACCTAACTCTCAGACTGAGCGGAGACACTACAATTCATTCTGCATCAGTAAGATAGCATCGTCAAGCCTGAACACTGCCAGGCTCTCTTTGCCATCACCTCGGCAAACAACCACGGGTATTTGCTTGCCATCTGCTGAAACAATGGCTTGCTCCATCCATTCATAAAGAGCAATCTTCCTACGGCGCTTGCATTCGATCATAAACGGGCCTAGATCGATGTCAGAGCCACCATCTCTTGCTTGCCCTAGTACACGGGTTACTTTCGTTCCCAATCGATCTGAGAGCGTTTTACAGACTTCTCGTTCGTAAGAAGCGCCTCGGTCTTTGCCTAGCTTGCTCAATTGATTTGCTTCCTTAAGAGGTTGTAAGCGTGATGCCTGACTTCATCATTGACAGCATAGCCAAGTAAGTCTGGGTCACACAATGATCGAAGGAACTCATCGCGTGTTGAAAGCATGTGCTCTAGCTTTGCACAGTGCGATCTTAGTTCGTCATTTAGTTCTCTTAAGGTCTGAATACGCTCTTGATCGGTTATGTTCATGCCATGTCCTCTCTGACTGAATCGTCATAGGCTTCGATGTAACGACGCTGACCCTCTCCTTTTAACCCTTCATAGGTTGTAAATCGATGACCGCAGGCAACGCATCTACGCCTGCGAGTCACCCATGTATTAGCAAGATTGTCTCTGTCGTAGTAGCGCCGTGAATCAAGTACGACGCTATCGTTCAATTGACCCTCTGTTGCACACTTAGGGCATATCATGGTCAGAACGGCACATCGCTGTCTGAGCTGTAAACCTCTCTGGCTGCTGGTGGTGCATCACCTGGCTTCCAGTTGTTGACCTTGATCGAGATCAACTCACCCCAGTTACCACGCCTAGTCCACCCAGATAGTTTGATTACGTCACCACGCTTGTAGTCTTGATCTGCAATGAGCAAACCATCTCTGTCTGGTGCTTTCTCATGCTTCTTGTTCTTAACGTTGTAGATTGCACCTTGTCCTGGTTGATGTTCATAAGCCATGTTGTTTCCTTATTAAGTGATAGTTGGCAAATGTCTTGCCGTTTGGGGAAGTAATCATCTGTGTGTTGATAATGTGACCTGCTTTTCGTAAGTCATCGACTCTGGCTGCGAGCCGTGTCGTACCGATTTCAGCATAGGCTTGCAATTGGTTAAGCGGCCCATGATGCAACCGCTCAAGCACTGCTTCAGTCTGTGTCATTCGTCGAACGCCACTTCGAGGTCGTCTTTCATCTCGTCCAGAGTCACAACCTTTTTTGTGACGTAAGCCTCGACCTCATGATCGTGACAGCGCTTCTTAAATTCGATGGCTGCAACCCCGCTAAACGAATTGTAGGTTTGCTCGTTGACCCGAAAGAGACTTGCCAACTTGGCATTCTTCTCCTCTGACGAAAGTTTTGGGCTACTCGCAATCTTGCCAATCAAGCCAAAGAAACCGTCTTGCCATTGGTGCTCATCGTCGTAAGACTCATGCACTTTGTGTGTATCGCCTTGCGGTATCAAGACCTTATGCTTTTTCTCCAAGACCTCAGAAATCGCTGGCACAGGTACAGTGACCGGCATAGGCATTGGCGAAGCGACAGCCCCAGGAATCGTTTCAATCTCCGTTTCATCGAGCATCCCCAATCCACAGTGAGCAAGCACCGTGCGTCTAATAGCCTTGGTTGTAGCCTTCATGATGGCGTTTGCTAGCTTTTCTCCTGAGAGGTTTGCAATGTCCACAGCGCCTTGATTCTCTGTGCTTCTTCCATCTTTTCCAGTGACTCGCGCAGAAACGCAATAGATTGATTCAATGCGCTCTCGGTTAGTAATAGCAGTGGACAATCCGTGCACACTGGATAGCTGCTGCGTGGCACCAGCGTTTGCGTACAGGACTTTCTTTCCATTAAGCACGAGCAAGTCAAAAGGCTTTGCACTGGCATCAAGACCGACTTGCCAACATCGATAGTTGTAATAACTGACGAGTTGTCGTTCAGACAAAGCACTTAAGTCTCCTTTAGTGACAATCGATTCGATCACAACAGGATCGAGCTGTGAGGTATTAACAAGTTCAGACATTCCAGTCTCCAATCTGAATGACATCAGGTTTCGTTTCAAATCCCCAGGAGCCATCCTTAAACTGTGCAGAGCATGTTCTTGGGTCAAGTGCTTGCAGCATGTCCCAGGCTTGCTTCATGGCCGTGCAATAGCTTGCAAACTCAAGGGCAGTCTCTGGTTGTTCGCAGCAAGACAGCAAGCGAATGACATCGCTATCCGGCCAGCCTGCTTCTTTCATAGCTTTGAATGCGT